AAAAAGGCCGGCAAAATATTAGATATGAATAATTACCACAAAATAAGGTTGCAAAACAAAAATGGAAAAAATAATAGAAAGTTATCTCTCTTATCTTCAAAATGAAGAAGCATTTTCTGACGAGACGATTTTTAAATATTTAGCAAACTTAAAGCGAATTTTTAATATCTTAAAAATAAATAAGGTTGAGCAGTTGCGGGAAACGGTTATAAATACCAGGTTATTAGATGAATTCTGGAATGAAATCCAGGTGGGAAAAATATTAAGTGAATCAACTCGTGCAGGTTATCTCTCAGCACTAAAATCATTTCTAAAATTTTGTTTTAAAATAGAAATCATAAAAGATAATGTAGCTGAAAAGATAATAATGCCCAAAGCAAGAATGATTTATCTTGAAGGATTGACAAATGATGAGCAAAAACGTTTACGAACTTATATAGCCCAAAATCTAAAAACAGAAAGAGATTTGAGAAATGCAGCGCTTATAATGTTTCTCTGGGGAACGGCGGCCAGGGTTAGTGAAATGCTTAGGCTTAATTGTCATCCGGATAATTATATTTATTTTCATGATGAATCAATTATGTCGGGTGATTTTTTTAATGAAGATGGCAGAATATACGTTCATATTAGAGGAAAGGGAAAAAGAGATAGGAAAATTATTGTACCAAATGATGTTCTATCTTATCTGAATTTATATTTGCATGAGAGAAAAAAGAAAAACGAAATATTATTCCATAACTATCATAATAGATATTCCAATAATCTCAGACTGACCAGGATGGGGGCTGTTAATATTGTTAGAGAAATATTTGAAAAGTGTGAAATTAATCATCAAAAAGGATTAATTACACATGCTTTGAGACATACTGCGATTAATACATGGATAGAAAAATCCATAACTGATCAACAAATTATTACAATGACAGGTCACTCATCCCCAGAAGGGCTTAATCTTTATCATAATAGAAACAAACATTTGACAGATATATTTGGAGATAAGGCACAATCAATTATCAACATAAATGAGCCCAAACTTAAAAAGATGGAAGAATTGATTAAAAAGCGCCATTCTTTACAATAATAGTAGATAGAAAAAAGAAGTATGTATAACTATAACGATATATTAAGCATTGATAAACCTATCTTGCAATCCCGTCTGTTATTTTGTACTGGTGGCGGGAACTAAAGCTAAAAAAAACTTCCGAAAATTATGAAAAACGGAACAAAAGCCATAGGATACACCAAAAAAAAAGACAAAAACAACCATAAAAAACAAAAATATAAACACACAAAAAAAATAAAAGGAAGTACAATAAACCCTATGCCGCACGTGATATTAATTAGAGCAGCCAAACAGGTGGCAAATATTCTGTAAAATTTTAGACAGGTAGCATCCAACAAAAATATTAACTTGACATTTGCTTTTCTCTAAGTTACTATTTAGTTGTTTTAAAAAATATCGACCGAAAACTTAGCGGAGATATAGCCTGTAATGGTTTATATTTCCGCTTTTTATTTTTTTGAGGTTATTATGAAAAAAGAATACACAATGTCGGAAGATGCGCTAAAGGCACGCAAAGAGAATGCACAATTAAGCACAGGGCCGAAGACACCGGAAGGAAAAGCGGTAAGTTCTATGAATGGATTAAAAACCGGACAATATGCAACAAAATTTTGGAAGCTCCCGCCTGAATCTTGTGGCAATTTAGTTGTGTGTAAATCTTGTGGAGATATACAACAGGCCGCTTGCCGAGAATCAGGACAATGCCTTATGCATAATGAAATTACATTAGCTTATGTAAAAACCCATGATACGGGCGATACGAAACATATCGAAAATTTAAATGTGCTTCAATTGGCTACTATGGATTTGTTATTTTCGCAAAAACTGAGATATGCGCAAATACATCTTGGGGAGATTGAAGAATACGTGGATCAAGATGGGCATAAACATAACAAAGAAATAATTGACACACAATATATATATATGCTTATGAATATGCTTAAGAATCTCAACAAATCAATGACAGATATGCAATTAACAAAGCAGACTCAAGATAATATTGATGTGGCCTGGGCGGAGTTAGCAAAATCTGAGATAAGTCCTGAAAAAGCAGCCACAACAAAACAACAGATATTAAATGAAATGAAAAAATGGAGGCAAATTCAAGGACAGGCGGATGCTATGGAAGAATTAGATGAGGCGATAAAACAGCATAGAAATCTTGATGAGGCGGCGAATGAAAATGCAGAAAATATTGATTTTGTCAATATTGGCACTGGTCCTTTTCGTAATGGCAAATAACGAAAAAATAAAAATATCAAATGTCGCGGAATCAGTAATACAAAATTATAAAGATGATCCTTTCGAGCGCGTTCGGGTTTTATATGGAATGAAATTGCGGGCATTTCAATGGGAATGGTGGTTTTTGATGGATCAATATCCCGACATTTTAGCCAATGCTTGTATGCGTGTAGGAAAGACGGTTGTCATTCAATTAAAAAATCTTGATGACAAATTATTAAATCCATTCGATGAAGAAATGATTTTCGCTCCTAAGTATGATCAGGCTGTAAAAACATTTAAAACTCAATACGATATAATAGATAAACAACCAGTTGTAAATGCATATATCCGGAGAAATTCAGCAGGCAAACAATTGTTTGGCCTTGGATTTGTGGAATTTGAGAATCAATCCACAACAAAAACATTTGGAGTTAATTCAAATTTTGAAGGAGAAAACGCGACAATTCAACATGTAGATGAATTGGATGATATTCCAGCAGACACCTTGAAACGTGTAAAAGGGCGAGCAACCGGTAAGAATCGTAACGGAATGCCCACGCGCCATAGATTTAGCGGCGTTATTTGGGGTAAACTTAATATTTGGAAATACGAAGAAGAAGCGAGACGTAAACTTGATGGCTCTTATTATATCCTGCCAAAAGTAAATGTTTACCAGGGATTAGCAGCGGGTTGGCTTGAAGAAAAAGATGTAAAAGATCAGCGCCGGGAAATGAGCGATGATGAATGGCTTAGAACTCAGGTTCTCATATATGTTGAATCCCGCAATTTTATATGGTCTTCAAAATTACGATTATCACAATTAATCGGGCTTAAATGGAACATTCTCCCGGTAGTTCCGGTACCCGGCCAAACATTCCGGCGTGATGAAAGGGAGCGCATATCATTCGGGTTGGATATGGGAGCGCAGGGAAGCGGTGACGATGCGTCGGATTATGTCTTGGAAATCACGGCTTCCAAAGGGCCCTACCGGAGATGGGTATTCGGAAAACGTTGGCCGGGAACGGCAGACCCGGAAATTATAATAAATGAAGTGACGAAACTTTGGGGATACTTCCGCCCGGACGGCGGTTATGGCGATTCTCTGGACGCTAACTTAATCGCGCAGATTAATGACAGGTTATATGAGTTGGGATTTGTACGAACAAATTGGCGAAAATTAGGCGCTAACGAATTAGACTCCTGGCAGAAATGGGCAAAAAAAGGATTATTAACGCCGCTTGTAAATGGCGGTCGTACAAAACATCATTTTTATAATTCACTTAAAAAAGCAATTGATAATTGTACTCAAATTGCAAAATTAGAAATTCCATCCGGGCGGGTTTTTATTTTCCCACAAATAGACCGCTATAAGGCAAAAGAACTTGATCACTGGAAAGAACTACAAATATTAATCCGTGAAATTGAAAATCTGCAGGCGGAACGAACAGCCGGCGGTTATTATAAAATTTCACGAATTACTAAAAAAATTGAAGATAAAGAATTGCAATACAACGATAATTCTAAATTGAGCGATGATGGACCGGACGCTCTGGCAATGAGTAATTATTATTTGGATTATCTTGATAGGGTAAATATGCATCAATATGGATATGATGCCGGTTATGTTCCTGGAATATAAAGGAAAAAACAATGATAGATTTCAGTAAAAACTTCGACGATATAAAAAAGGGTTATCGATGGAAATCACAAGTTGACGCAGCTTGTAAAAAAAATATGGATGTCTTCTCCGCTTCTGTGGCTAATTCTACTTATCTGCCGCAATATTCCAGCAGGGAACCTGACGACGCGCATAAGGATAGATTGAAGCGCGCTGAAAACTCCTTTATGAACTTCCCGGAAAAAATTGTTTCTATATATCAAAACAGTATTTATCGGAGCGGTGAACCTAACCGGGAAAGCGATAACGACGAATTTAAACGATTTATTAAAGATGTGGATGGCGCCGGAACGCATATCAGTGAATTCGTCAAAAACCAGGTATTTGTTATCAATGAAATACATGGCGGGTCATTTATTGTGGTGGACAAACCACGCAAGCCGGATGTGGATACATTGACAGTTTATCAGCGCGACAGATTAAAATTTTATCCATATTGCTATATTTATACATGGACGGACCTGGTTAATTTTGGAGTTGACCGCTATCGGCGCTTTGATTGGCTGCTTTTTTCCGAAACGATTGAGAAAGAAACGCGCTATCGTTATTTCGACAAAAATGAATGGGCGGTATTAGACAGCGAGGGTAAGACGCTTGATCAAGGTGAGCATGCTTTGGGAATTGTGCCGGTTGTAGCTTCTTTTTCCCGACGCAATGCCGCGCATAGATTTTTAACTCCACAAAGTCCGATTGATGATATTGTGCGCATCTCGCTTAAAATATTTGAATATCAATCACAGTTAGAACAAATGATTGTGAATCATGCCTTTATGAAATTAGCCATGCCCGATGCCATGTGGAAGATGCTAAAAGAAAAAGGGATGGGAAATAATAATGTTTTTACATTCCCGGATGGCACTGAAAGCAAAGCCTATTATATCGAATCTACTATGAGCGAAATTGAAAAAATGATAGACTTGGTTTATAATATATTGCCAAATAAAATACTCTATTTCGCAACGATCCGCGACAAAGTATCTATGCCCAGAGAGGAAAGCGGGTCCGCAAAATTCATTGATTCCGGGGATGAAATAGCCAACCTGGTAGAAAAAGCCCAAATTATGGAAAATGTTGAAAATTCTATTGTACGGCTTGCCCTGCGTTGGGAAGGAATCAAAGAAGATGTCGGCACGATAACCTATAATAAGGTTTTTGATATAAAATCCACCAATGAACAAATACAGGAAATTGTTAAAATATTCAAAGATGATCTCGGCAGCCCGTCCTTTAACCGGCAAATTGTAAAACGGCTGATGTTCAATATGCTGGGCCATGTGCCGGATAAAACGCGCAAAGAAATTGAAACCGACCTGGAATATTCCTTCGACCCATCTCTTAATTTGGAAGATTTAAACAACCTGGCTGCCAATGGATTTTTGCAGGTGCGCAAGCTGGCCCGCAAATATAATCCCGAATTACGCAAAGCAGATGATAAAAAGGTAGATGCTTTTATTGCTGAAAATCTAAAAAAAATAAGAGGCATTCAAAAATATGAGGAAGATAATTTTAAAGATTAAAATATCAAAACTGAAAATTAAAATAAAGGGGCTGTCATGTTTAAATTTTTAGACAATTTAGCCTTCAAGATTACCAAAGAAAACTGGGGCTTTCCCTGGCATATAATAATAGCCATGGTATTAGCAGAATGTTTATTTAAAGTTTATTTCAGGCGTTTTGATAATTGGCATATTCCTTTTGCCATTTTTATTGTTTGGTTTGTTGTGAATGCAATCGGCTTACTCTATGAAATGTGGCAAAGGTACCTTTACGGAAATTCCCGGACAGATTTTTGGCAGGATATGCTTGCCAATAATATAGGCTTTATTTTAGGAGTGCTTCTTGCCTAAAAAAATAATTAAAATCATCCGGGAACGCGAGCAGTTAATTGATAATATTCCCGGATATTTCATCAAAAAGCTGGAGAAAATCCAGAACCGGATTTACCGGGAGTTGCTGACTACGGTTAAGGGGATGGACGTAACAAAAAACAAACTGGATAACAGCGCCCTTAATATAAAAATAGTTAACCGCTCCCGTCTGGAAGTGGCGCGCTGGCTGCGTGATTCCGGTTATTATGAAGCTATAACCGATTTCGGCAATCAATATAAAACATTGATAGACAAGGCGGATTCTTATTATGGTGAAATGGACTTTAATGATGGATTTTTAAAACGTGATTTAGAAACATTAAGCAAGATAAAAAAGAATGATCTTGATTTTTTGATAAACCGCGATAAAGACGTCATTAATACGACTTATGATGAATTGATGAATTCCGTCTATCACAAATCGGACTGGCGGGATTTGGCGGAACGCCTGAAAACCATACACACAGACACGGTTTTTGATAATGGTAAACAACTTAACGGATTGCTAAAAAAATATGCGGCCACTTATGCCAATACAGCCTATGCCGCTTTTGACCGGCGCATCCAGAATATTAAAGCTGCTCAATACGGACTTAAAAAATACCTGTTTTCCGGCTCTCTTATTATGGATAGCCGGGATTTTTGCAAAGAAAAAGTCGGCAAGATATTTACAGCCAAAGAAATCGAAGCCTGGCAGGATATGACCTGGCGCGGTAAGGCCGCCGGGCGCGATGTGTGGATTTTCTTAGGCGGCTTCAATTGCCGGCATATCCTTTCTCCGGTTACGGATGAGATGGCAAAACAGTTGGGGGAACAAAAAAATAAACAAGAGAAAAAAGAACTTAAAAAACCAGAAACCATAGATAAACAATTTCAAAAACTGGGTATTGAAAAATCTAACCATAAGGTTACAAACACGCAGGTTTTAAATATTGTTGCTAAACAATTAGATGATTTTAAAAACCAGTATGAATTTCATTATACCATGCTCTCCTATGAAGGGCGGGAAGGAGCTTATGCCAGTTCAACAACAAAAATATTATCATTTAATGAAAAATATTTTGATAATCCCAAAATGTTTAAAGAAAGTTTAGCAAAAAACGTAAAATCCGGATATCATCCACGTGGTTGTGATTCAATTGAATCTGTTATCACGCATGAATTTGCGCATTCCCTAACAATAAATATTATCGATACTATAAAGGGGCATGGTTCATATATTATCAAAGGTCAATACATCCCTGACGAAAACAATAAAATATTGATAAAATTTAGAAGTATTAAAAATAAATATACCAGGTCATTGAACAAAATAAAAAGAGAACTGTATAAATTAAAAAGAGACTTTGACCAATATGGAAATCCGGCTTTTAAACATGAAACCATTGATTATAAAGGAAAACAAGTAAACCGGATTAAATTGTTAGATAAATTAAATTTAGAGATTGATGAATTAAAAAATAAATTAGATAATATATTTATATCTGATTATGCAAAAAAAAATCTGCATGAATTTGTGGCAGAATCTTTTGCCATGTATAAACATGCAGACAAAATTTCGCCATTTGCAAAACAGATTGGTGAAATAATAGATGAAATATTTAAAAAGTGAGGATTAAATGATTGGCGAACGTCCAATTTGTTTTGATTGCAAACATTTTGATGAATATTCCACTGAACCTTTTAAATGTAAGGCATTTCCCAAAGGAATCCCCGATGCTATATTAATGAGCGAACACAATCATACCAAACCATTTAAAGGAGATCATGGTATTCAGTTCGAGCCAATAAAAGGGGAAAAATAACTTGACATTTAGCCAAAATGGTTTTATTATTTAAGAAACAAAAGATCAATCAACCGTATTTTTTAAGGCGGAGATGTTTTTACCTAAAAGGTAAAGCATCTCCGCCTTTTTTTTATGGTTAAAAAAAAAGTTCCGGCGGGAACATAAACTCGCTTTTACAGGGCGGCAGCCCAAAAAATGTTTTGGAGGTTTTTTTATGGGCATCGAAATCAAATGGTCGGAAGACGGCAAGCTGGCAACCATTACTAAAGAAGATTTGGAAAAGCTGCAAAAGAATTTCAATAACGGATATTCCAAGGGTCAGGAAAGCGGCAAAAAAGAAATAATCAAACTATTTTCCTTCCTGGAGCTTGATGAAGATAAGTTTGAATCGGAAATCAGCGGAATAAAACAAAAGCTGATAGACCTGAAAAACGGCAAGCTGCCGAAAGAGATTACCGATAAACTAAAGACTTCGGAAGATGTGCTAAAAGACCTGCAAACAAAATTAACAGAAAAGACAAACGCCTTTGATGCATTGCAAAGCGATTTTGACAGCTATAAACGCGATACGCTGATTGACGGAAAATTGATGGAATTGGCTCAAAAATCTAATGCTATCGATGCCCGTGAGGCCGCTAATCTTTTCAAAATAAATTATAATATCGAAATTGGCCAGGATGATAAGCTGATAATAAAGAATCTTAACGGTAACACCCTTTTTACAGAAAGCGGAGATGAGTTGAGTATTGACCAGGTATTTGAAAAATTCAACAAAGATAAAACGTACCTGTTCAAAGCGAAAGACTCCGGCGGTTCGGGCGGCGGAGAAGGTGCCCCCGGACAACCTGCCAAAATAAGAGATATGAAGCCGGAAGATTTCGACAAAACTGTCAGCGATGTCATGCTGGGCAAAAATGTAAAATTGGAGTAAAATATTATGAATACAACAGCAAACCTCCCGTCGGCATTAAGCGAATTTTATGACCGCGTATTTTTAACGCGCGCTAAACCCTTGTTACTTTTTTCCCTGTTCGGGCAAAACAGACCGCTCAAAACCAAAAATTCAAAAATAATCAAATTTCGAAAATACAACGCACTTGCCGCGTCCACAACGCCGCTTACGGAAGGAGTCACCCCGGCAGGCAACGATCTTTCGGTAACCGATATGACGGCAACTGTTGCTCAGTATGGTGATTATATCAAGATTACCGATATGGTAGATTTGACCAATCCCGATCCGGTGCTTACAGAGGGCGCCCAGGTTCTCGGCGACCAGGCGGGATTATCGATTGATACCCTTGTGCGCGACGTTCTGGTTGCCGGAACGAGCGTTGCTTATTCCAATGGCGCCAATCGCGCCGCTGTGAATACAATAATTGACAAGACAATGATTGCTAAGCGCGTTCGTCTTCTTAAAAATCAGAATGCCCGCAAAATATCGGCTATGTTAAGCGCCGGCGTTGGTTTTAATACCACGCCTATAAACAGCGCTTATATAGGATTCATCCATCCCGATGTCGGTTATACGGTCAAAGGATTAACCGGCTTTGTACCTGTTGAAAAATATCCGTCCCAGGGGCAGGTTTTACCCGGCGAAATCGGTAGCATAGAAGAAGTGCGTTTTATCGAAAGCACACAATCTCCGGTATTCGCGGGAGCCGGCGCCGCTGGCGGAACGGCTGTAAAAGAAAGCGGTGGAAATGCCGACGTCTATGCTACTATTATAGTAGCTGCTAATGCTTATGGTATTGTTCCTCTGGATATGAACGCCGGCATCATTGTAAAACCGCTCGGCTCCGGCGGCACGGAAGACCCGCTTGAACAGCGCGCAACCGAGGGTTGGAAGGTAGCATTTACCAGTAAAATATTGAACGATGCTTTTATGACTCGCATCGAGAGTGCTGCAACTGAATAAACAAAATCCCCTTAGCGCCTGAAGGGGGCGGTTTTGGCATTCCGCCCTCTTCTTTTAAAAAAAAAAATAACAAAAAAAATAACAAAAAAAAGAGAAAAAAAAATGGCTGAAGAAAAAAAGAGTAAAAAAATAAAAATAATCATCCCCTCCACGCCGGAAAATAATGGCGATGTTTTTGTTTCCCTGAATGAAAAGACATATCTCATTAAGCGTGATGTTGAAGTAGAAGTGACCGATGATATTCTGACGGTTCTTGATGATGCGGTGATAAATACCGTGCGTCCGGATAGCAAAGGAAAGTTGAAACCAATATCTATAAAACGCTTTGCTTACCAGGTTGTAAAATAAATGGCCTGGGCCACAGAGACATTAGCCGAAGCCGCCGATGTGCGGGAACGGTACAAGCGCGTTGCTGAAATTTGTGAATCGGAATCTACACCGGTGCAGGACGCCGAGATTGAAGGATTTATTGCTAAATCCAAAGCCTATATCGGACGGAAATTAGACGTAATTATATTATCCCGCTATGCAGACAAAGAATTCTCAGCCGCCGATTCCAAAGATTTGATAACCAATCCCGCCATATTAAAAAACGCCTGCGTTGCCTGGACATTAAAACTAATGTTTGAGAATGTTGAACTAAATGAAGGCGATTATAACAGCGTAAAAAAACAGGATTTTGAAAAAGAGTTCAAGGAAGAATTCGCGATTTCATCGGCGTTATTAAAATTTGATGAGGACGAAGGCGCGGAAAGTGATGTACAAAAACGCCTGGGATTGGCGGAGAATGTTTTTTATCGAACATAAGGAGATAAAAGGGATCAGGAGATAAGGGAATACGGGAATAAGGAAAAACCTTTGAGCCCTGAACCTTTGAACTTTTTGAATATGGGTATTGAAATAGAAAACACAGAAATTGTGACCAAAATTAAGAAAGTATTTAATAAAACCGCGTTAAAAAAAATCATTTATGGCGCGGCTGCCGATTTACGTAATGTCATCCATGAGCGCAGCATGAAGGGTCGCGGCATACGAGGCGGTTTTAGGGAATATTCAATTAAACCTTATTATCGTTCAAGAGATATTCGTCCGGCGGCAAAGGGCGGCCGGCGGAAAAGTATAAAAAACGGCGCTCCTATGAAAACTGTGTTTTATGAGGGCGGATATAAACAATTTGCCGCGCTTACAAAGGGCGGAACATTACCGAATCTATCCGCATCCGGGGCCATGTTTAGAGATATGCAGGCTTCAGCTATAAGCGGGCTTTCCGCCTTAGTAGGATTTACAAAAGAAACTGAAGGCAATAAGGCTTTTGCAAATAATGAAATACGGCCGTTTTTTGGAGCTACAAAAAAGGAAAAAAAGGAATTGATAAAAAACGCGGGCAAGAAGTTTTCCGCGCTATTGGCAAAGGAAGGACTTGTCAATTGATTATTGGGACAGAGTAATGTTTGATGCAATGCAAGACATTAAAACGGTGATTAAGAAATCGGGACTGTTTAAAAAAATTAATATTGGTTCTGATTTTAACATTAGCAAGAATGCTTTGCCGCTTTGCATTATTATGCCGGGCCCGGGCGAAATTGAACATCTTGTAATAGGCTCAATGGAAGCGCATATCATCGGCTTGCTGCATGAAAACAGGGATTTGGAAAAGAAGCGAACAGAACTGATGAAAGAGACAATGGCGGCAATGAGTGAAAGTTCTATTTATAAAACCGGAAATGTACGTCTCTCTTTTGACGCGGAAGCGCTTAGTGTATTTGGAATTATGGTCCCGGTAATGGCGCCTTATGGCGCATTCCGATTAACTTATGATATTGAATTTTCATTACAGAGGGAATTTTAATATAAATGTCTGTCGAAATATTGAGACCTAACGCAAACGGAAACTCGACTAACCTGAACAGGAATACAGGCTCTAATAATTATGAGTGTGTTGATGAAGCTGTGAGCGATAATGATTCGACTTATGTTTATGTTAATACCCGCGATAGCGGGAAAGATACTTACGGTTTGCCTGATTCCGGCGTTGGTTCCGGTACGATTAATAAAGTTACGATAAAAATAAACAGCCGCTATCAGGGAAGCGGCATAGTTCAGGCTACAAGCTATACTGTTCTTAGAACTCATAACGCGGATTATAACGGGAACAATAATAATCTTACTTCAAGTTATGCGGTCTATTCAACTGAATATACTACGAATCCCAATACAGAGTCCGCCTGGACATGGGAAGAGATTAACGCCTTGGAGGCAGGGGTATATTTACAAGGCACAAACAGAAAATCGGCGTATTGCACGCAAGTCTGGATTGAAGTTGATTATACCGCAAGCAGCGGCGAGACTCTTTCTGTCAGCGAAATATCAAACAGCCACGCTTTAGACGGTTTTGGAATTACTCAAAAACATAATATGTCCGTTCAAAACGCGGGGCATGGCAATGCGCTTGATAATTTTGCATTATCGCAAGAGCATATTATAGCCCTAAATGAATTGTTGAGCGCTCACGGGATTGACGGCGCGACGCTTACGCAGGCACACCTGCTCGCGGCGCAGGGATTGAGTCACGGCCACAGTCTGGATGCAACAAACCTTAGTCAGGCTTTGTCATTGGTCATTGAGTCATTGAGCCATGTACAGGGGATTGACGGCGCGCTATTAACGCAGGCTCATCAACTGGCGGCGCAGGGATTGAGCCACGGTCACAGTCTGGATGCAACAAACCTTAGTCAGGCTTTGTCATTGGTCATTGAGTCATTGGATCATGT